ATTTTATTTCTTCTGTATTTTCTGCGTCAACATCTAACAATACCTCTTGCGAGCCATACTCTTTACCTACACTTTGTTTGTATACTTCGTGGTAAAAATCATCACTATCTTCTGCCATAGAAAATAAAATTCTACTCGGTAAATCAAACATAGTTTGTTTAATTTCTGACCTATCTACCTTATCAGTCCAATTATGTTCAACACCGCTTGCTACATAGTCATTAAAAGGACTAATGTTTAATTGTTTATCAATTAGCGTATCAGGTTCAATAATTAAGTTAAACATTTTTGTTAAATCTCTAATAATATCTGCCAATTTGATATTTCTTCTATTTCTTTGGAATATATTTTGTGCGCCGCTTAAATTATTTGTGTAAAAATAGTATCTAGATCTTTGTGTTGTATTACCTACAGTAAATGCATCTTCTATTGTCAGACCTGATGCATTAGCTTTTACCTGTATTTCCATTGTTTCGCCATTGTTAACCAAAATGTTTTCAAATGCAAAAACTTGATGATTATTTGCATTACCAGGAATAACTTCTGTATGTATAATTGGACTTGCAACTTGGTTAGGCGATGTGCTATTATGTAATATTTTAATTTCTAATGTGCGTGCACTACTACTAGAGTTGTCTATGAAAAACGAACAAACTGCTGTTGTTTGTAAATTGTCTTGTGGTGCTGTATATACACCTGTAGACGTGTTATGTAACCCATCAGGATCACCTGTTTCAACATCAAAGACAACTGTTGCAAAACTTGTTGTTATAGTTGTAGTGCCTGACGGTCTAGCTACAACATCTCCATAAGTAGTTTGTAATGTGAAATCTCCTTTAAGACTACTATCCATATAGATGTTTCCAAACTCTGTACTATCAAAAAAACTGCTGTTATATGTATAACCTGCAAAATCAAATATTTTGTTTACAATGTAATGCATCTGCAAATGAGGTGCAAAATTGTATCTGCTGTTTATGTCTAATGTGCATGCACCTAATGTATCGTAACCTATCATACCATCATCTACTAATGGAAAGAATATATCATCGCTTGTTGTACCGTTAGTTAAAGTTACATTGCCTGTAAAACTTGCTTGTATGTTAGCCAAAGTTATTTCACAATCTATATCAGTGAAATCTAAATCATCTATTGTTGATTCTCCTAATGCATTTAACAAACCTACTGCATTACTATATACGGTTACATTGTATGAATAATCTTGGTTTTTTTCTTTTATTTCGTTTAGAAACATTATGCCCTCTAGAATTAAAGATCCTTCCGAGTAAACTAAAACATCGCACGACTTGTAAGGATTAAAAGCATTTAAAACAGCATTTGGTTGTCCTTTCATATCAGACTGTAAATCGTATATGTGTCTAAAGAATTTATTGTTTTTCTTTGTAGCAGGAATATCATAGCTTTTAGAGTAGCTAGAATTTTTGCTATTTGCTTCTCTGATATTATCTACTTCATACTTAATAGATATATTCTCATCGCCAAACAAATCTAATTCTACTTGTTTTTTTAGTGCAGGAAACCCACTTGTATATTGTGTAAATGCTACTATTCTCACAACCTTTGTGTTAGTTTTTCGTTAGATTTTTCTATACTGATAACATATTGTTTCAAAGCATCGTTAGCAGTAGTTTGTTTTGTATATGTTTTTTCAGTAACAACAACAGGTAAAAATGTATCAGGCGATTGTGTAGTATCTTGTATATATACATTTGGACTTGTAAACAACTCTTCTAATGCTGCTGCTTCATTTTCTGTTATGTAGTCTGTGTTTGCTTCTATAATTTCAACTGATCTAGATCTATACACGCCTGTGCCACCTATAAAGTTCTGTCTACCAGCATACACATTACCAAAGTGTACAGGGTTGTGTTTCATTAAACCTCTGTTTGTGTCAACAGTTCTAGTTGACTTTTTAGTAAAGTTGTAATAGTCGTAACCGCCTAGTCTGTTTAAATATGCTAACCTTATAGTTTCAAAACCTTTACAATCATCTTCTTCTAATCTAAAAGTGTATACTGCTGATGAAGCTGCACCAGTACTATTAAATGATTGTACTGTGTATGTTTTTGTGTTTAAAGGAATAGAACCACCTCTGTTAATTATATTAGCAGGACCTACACCTGCATATAACAATGATGCTTGAATTGTATCTTCATCTTCTATTGTTGTTGATGATGTACCTAAACCATCGTTAAAACTATTGTTTGTTAATGTATTAGTTCCTAAAGTATTACCCGTTGAATTTAAAAAGGTTATTGTAATGTGGTTTACCTGCGAGGTAAATGATAAAATACTTCCTACCTGTTTGAATGTACCGTTAAAAAATGCGAATGTGTGGTAATCTCCTAATCTAACTTTTCTTTCTATTGTAGGACTAGTATATGTTAGAAATTCTTTAGTGTTACCATTTAAAATGTATTTAAGATCATCAAAATCTGTACTGCCTTGTTCAAGAGGTTGCACACCATTAAAAAATGCGTAATCTTCACCTAATACATTAAAAGGCATAAACACAGTACCATTAAGCTCGTATTGTGAATATACTGCTACAACAACTTTGATTAGGTTTGATTTTTGTCTGCTATATCTATCAACTGTGTGTATACTAAACCTTTCTGTAGGAAAAACACTAGCGTGCGTGTTATTGTGCGAACCTGATACTGCACCTGTAAATATTTCTGTATCTGTTGTGCAATAGTCTTGTATTATTTGCGCTGCATCAAAACTAGCAAAACCATCTGAATTAGGTTTGACTGTAAATCTATGATAGTCAGTTACACTATCACCATTTTCATCTGTTGTAAATATTCTAACCTCGAATACAAACTTAAAACCACTTTGCGCTACAGTTGTACTGCTACTTTCACGAACAGTAAAAATAGTGTGTTTAGAGTATGCAGGGTGTACGAACTTTAAAGGTCTGTCAAAAATTTGAAATGCCATTGTGTTTTATTTTAATATGTCTGCTGTTGTTGCTTTTAAGAATTTAGATAAATCATTTGCGTACGCTTTTGTGAAATCAGCAGGTAGTGTTCCATAATGTTTTCCAAATGCTTTAGTAAAAAACTTTGTAGCTGGTAACCCATATAATTGTATACTTTTAGCAACACCAAATACTATACTTTTTCGTTTTACGAATCTTCCTCTTTCATCTCTTGTTCCTTTCAAACCTTTACGAACTACCCACTTGTCAAGTGCTTTTGTAGGCGGCATTCTATTTTTGTATTGATAAGGACTTTGAGGTGCTTTTGCGCTACTCATTTTTCCTTTAACACCTTTGTCTACGAACTTTGCGTAATCTTCTGATTTAAAGTTTAACTCTAATGCACCGCTTGGATATACTTTCAAATCGTAATCTAAACTGTTTGCTAATTTACCTGAACCTTTTCCTTTCAAGTTTCTTTTAGCATCTCGGATCACTTTGTCCGAGAACATTTTCATTATCTTTTCAGTGTTTTGTAGTTGCATTATGTTGTAGCTATAAACAATTCTAAATCTAATGCATCTCCTCCGTGTGGATTATGTACAAACAAAGTTTCTATGTCATCTGTGGTTGTTATTGCAGCTTTGCTAGTTGCACCATTACCGTTAGGTGTAAAAAATGTTGCACTACAACCTGGTCGTAATTCAGTAGCAGCAGAAGTTGCACTAAATGCTTTTGTTAAAAGTAATACATTAGTGTCATCTAAATTAGTTACTCTAATGTACTTAATATCGTCCACATCAAAATTCACACCATTTCCTGTAGCTGAAAATGTTGCTAATGTTGTTGATGTACTTGCAGGTATTGTATGTATTCTTTTAGACACATTACCTACACCTGTGATTGACTTGGTTACCGTTTGATCGTAAGTGGTACCATTTAGAGTAATTTCTTCTGCTACTGATACGCTTAATGTTGCTGTTGTTACTGTTGTTGCCATTTGTTTTTACATTGTGTCAGTTACACACGCACTTGCGTTGAAGCTGACTGTTATATTTAAGTTTGCTGCCCACCCTGTTACTTGACTATCAAATCTTTCTGTAAAAGGTTCACAGCTTATATTATCGTTTAATCTAAAATCGTTCTCCATATCATAAGAAACACCTAAAGCAGAAAAACCGTGTTTTAATTGACTTATGTAGTCGCCTACAAATTGTAGTGTGTCGCTTAATACATCGTTCTCGTTGCTTTGATCTTTGTTAACTAAATCCATTACATACAATCTAAATCTGTATGTTAATTCGTGTGATGTATAATCTGCAGCTTCTATAGAAAGATGTGCAATAGGAAATAATTGATTCTGATCTATGTCAATTTCAAATATGTCTCCAAACCCTCCTTGTTGTATGTAATTAGAATTTGCACATATAAATTGATGTAACGTTATTATATTTTGAACTGTTATATTCTTTTGTAATACTCCTGCGTTATTTGTGTATAGTCCACTCATTTCTGTATACTCTGTTTATCTTGTTCGTAACTCAAATATGTAAACACTTCTGCTGCTGTTACTTTTGTTATTGAGTTTATTCTTGTTACATCTCCGTTTGCCAAGCTGTGTATTACTCCATACCAACCCCACTTTCTACTAAACTGCTGTTCTGTTGTTTCGTACCTTTCTTCTTGTTTTTCTTGTTGAAAGAGTATTGCATAGTCGCTAGATACTCCTTTCCTATATTCAAAAAAAAACCTAGTGCTCCGTTCACTGTTGCTATACTTAATTTCTCTTTGAATATATCTGCTACCTTGATACATTTACTACTATCGTATTCTTCTATACTATATTTGTTTTTCTTTTCAAATGTTATTTCTCTGTATAGAATAGCCATTATGTAATGTAAGTTTTCTAGTGGCTTTTCTAAATAATTATCTAGATCAACAAACTCTCCAAATGTTATGTCTTTTAGATTAGGATGAAAACCATACTTCTTACCATCTACTTCTACTATCAAGTTTAGCGTTGTGTTAACTTTGATTGATGACAACTTAACTATACATTCTGATATCTTATCAATATCTGTTTTTTTACACTTCTCTAACGTTTGCATTGGCACTCCTAGTAAAGAGTTTATAGCATTCATATTTAATGTGTGTTCGTCTAAATTGTCATCAGTTGTTTCCATAAACTTCTGATACGATCCTAAACTAACCTCTGTCCATTTTTGAGGTATGTAATAATCTTTTTGGTTAAGTGTTAATAACATTTGTCTTTCAGTTATCTATTAGTAAATATAATTTGTTTAGTTTTGGTGCATATTTGCTTATAGAGAGGTGGTCTTTAACTTTGTTTTGGCTGCCTCTCGTTTATTGTATAAAGTACTTACCAAGGTTTGGCTTCAATTCGTAATACATTCTCATCATTAAAGCATCTGAAAAGTCAGGCGACTTACCTAAAATCTGCTTAACTTTTTCTTTCGGTAGTATCGCAAGTTTTGTGTCTTTATCTATTTTATCTCTTCGCACTTGTTCTAACTCTTTTGTAAGGTTTTCTCTTATGTTAGTGTTGTTTGTTTCAACATAAACTTTTCCTGTGTTTATATACTCTGATAGTTTGTAGTAGCATTGTGTTTTTAAGTTTGTGTAGTTTTCTCCGTTAACGACTTTGCTATTATTTACAAACCCTTTACACTTGAGTATATCTCTAACACCACCACCAACACCATCATCGTCAACAATAATATTTCCAAGTTTGACGGAGTAGGATCGTTGTAGTTCTCGTATTTCATTTGCTGCTTGTGTTATAGTGTTAGTGTCTAAAACTTTTATTTTTTCGGCTCTTAATCCGTTCCAATATACAATAACAGTCTTGTCTTTACCAAATCGTGCTATATCTGCTGATATGTATTTTTCGCCATCTTGTTGTAATGTATTTTCAAACATATTCAAAATTGCGTTGTATTCAATTAGTTTATCCTCGCTGTCGTCATACTCCCAGTTACCATACAATAATCGTTCTCTGCTTATTATATCAAGTTTTAAGAGTTGTTCTTCATAATGTTCTGATATGTAAACATTATCGCTTGCAAGTGCTTGTATGAACTTCCTATGTATAGGTAGTTTGTTTTGTTTGTTAGGTAAATAGAATTCGTTGTACACCCAATTTTTAGCAGGATTACAAGTCATTAACATTTTAGGAATAAGATTGTAGTCGTCTAGCTTGTATCTTATTCTTGAGGAAAGTATTGCTTTAGCTTTTTGTGTAATCTGATTGCACTCGTCAATGAAAGCCATAGTAAGTTCCAAACTACCGAGACTATCATAATTTGGATCGCTAGGATAATGGAACAAATCTTTAAGCATAACTTGGCTACCATTTGAAAAAGTAATAATATTACTGCTACCATTGTAGTCATAGTTTTTACCTGCTTTTAAACCCCACTCTTTACAAACCTCAAAGAAAGTGTTAAGTGTTGTCTTTTTTAAATTGTCAAGTTTACTACGACCAATTAAACACCTAATACCTTTATATTGTATGCAAGAATAAATAATCCAAGCACAACCAATATAAGATTTACCACCGCCTGCTCCACCACCGAATAACACTTCGCTTGTTTCTCTGTCGAAAAGATATCGTATTGCTTTTGATTGTTTGGGAGTAAATTCAAGTTCAATCTTCATCTGTTAGCTTGATGTTTATTTGTATCGGCTCATCGTCTGTCGTGTGATCAAACTGTTGTTTTTCCCAATACCCTCGCTTTCTACCTTTTGTTTTTAGATAGAATATAGTAGCAGAGGTAACACCATCTTTTATTTGAGAGAATAGCTGACTTTCTGCAAAGTCTAATGCTACACCCTCTATTTCTTTAACTTTAGCTGCAAACTCTTCATCTTCTTTTATCCACTTGTAAAATGTGCTCCTTGCTACACCTACTTGTTTACAGGCAAATGTTACTACTCCTAACGACTGCTCTAACGCTTCTATTACTTTGTCTTTTTTTATGTGTCTACTTTTGTCCATTAAGTTATACTTTCAACAGGTATGTTTAATGCTTCGATAATAGCAAACTCAAATACTTTGCTTTCGTTATCATAACCGTTTATTTCTTTCATTCTTTCTCTTAACTCCATCCATCTTTTAAACGTATCTTCTGATACTTTAAAATTGATTTTGTAGTCAAATTTATCTTCTTTCTCTAAATCTATTGGCTCTTCGTTTTCAAATGTATTCCAATCAAAGTCTAACACTTCAATCATATTGTTCATCTCTTCGCTTGTGAATGGCATAGTTTTAGCCATTTCATCTATTGCAAATGTTCCACTCATATCTTTTATCAATTCTCCAAGTTTGAACGCATTAGTTTGAAATCTTGTTTCATTTGTTTCTATTGCTAATCTTTGTGCTTCTTCTAATGATATTTTTCCGTGGTTGTAAGCGTGGCACTCTTTTATCTTTAGTTCGTTCATCACATCAAGTCTATGATTTCCGTTTACTACTTCATAATTGCCATCTGCTAGTTCTCTTATCTGTATGTTTTCTACTTGACCGTTTCTTTTAAAATTAGCTATAAGTTTTTCAGTTTGTTTTGGATCTTCTTCTTTGTAGTTCCATACTGCTTTAACTAGCTTGTCAGTTTTAATGTCTGTAAATCCTTTTTCCATTACCATAATTCTTTTACTTGTTCTCCTTTAAAATATTTATTGTTAATATACTTGTTTAGCTTGTTATATGCAACACAACCAAGCCACATCATACAATTGTAATCCTTTGTATTTAACTCTATGTTAAACCGTTCTCTTAATTCTAGAAAGGTTGGTTTTTTCTCTTCTATATATTTCTTCCAAGCAGGTGTGTGAATACTTAACTGTTGTATTCTATTCATACTGAAATACATTCCTGTTCCATATCTTCCGCCACTCATCCAAGAAGTGCTGTCAGAAGAATAGTAACCACTCTGCTCCATTAAACCTTGTTGTGTACATCCTAACAAATGTATCTTTATATTTGGATTGATTTGATTTGCTCTACCTATCATGTGTTTAACAGTTTTGTGTAGTGCGTTTTTTCCTTTTAGTATTATTCTTAATTCAGGAATACTGATTGCTATATATGGATATCTTTTGCATAATTTATCGAAACCATCTTTGCCCTCTTCTTTATGCCACACATATATTGTTTTGTCTATGTCGTATTCTTTTTCAAATATTCCTCTAAACTTTTTCAGCTTATCTACTCCAAGGACCTTGTGTACATCCATTTCAACTATGTAATGATTATAGTTGTTTTTTTTCATTGTGTTGAGATAGTTGTATGTATATTCAAGCAAGTCTTTTTCGTTATAGGTTTCTCCACTACCTGCTCCAAACATCATTGTAAACAATCCGCTATCCATAATCCAATCGGCTCCTTGTTTTGATGTTATGTTGTACCATTTTAAAAAACTATCTGTAAAACCTTTTTGATGTTTATAGAAAGTTGTCAAGTAGTTTGGGTGGTTAGCCATATACATCATTTCTTGATGATGCCTAAAATCTGCTCCTGCTAAAAATAACTTCATATCATCTTTGTTGTGTCAATTACTTCTGCTCCGTTTTCATTATCTTCTAGTACACTACAATAATATAAGTCAAACACTTCTGCTAATTCTCGTGCGATCATTTCACAAGACATATTTCCAAATGTCTTTGGATACACTTCATTCAAGAAATCTTGCACCTCTCTTTTTAGTAATATTATTTCAACATCTCTATCATCGTGGCTGACTAACTTCTTACAACATATATGAAATATGTGTCTGTGAGGGAATTTAAGGAACTCTACGCCCTCTAAATTACAATCTGACCATTGGTGTACACATTCGTGTTGTAAGTTGATTATGACGTTTGTTCTCATTTTATCAAATTGAGGAATTCATTTCTTACTGCAGCTTCTTTAAACCTACCGCCTAGCTTACTTGTTACAGTATATGAATTTACATCTTGTATTCCTCTGCTCTTTACACAATAGTGTGTTGCGTTTATACTTATCGCACAGTCCTCTGTATCTAATATATACGAAAGTGCAAAGAATATTTGTTCTGTTAGTCGTTCTTGTATTTGAGGTCGTTTGCTGAAAAACTCTACAATTCGATTTATTTTACTTAATCCTAATACTTTGTCTTTTGGTATATATGCAAAAGATGCTAAACCATCTATCACTACAAAATGATGTTCACAATTAGATTGAACATTGATGTCGTTTACTAAAACCATTTCATCGTATTTCATTTTGTTGTCAACGGTTGTTGCTTTAGGAAACTTATCGTAATCTAATCCGTAAAAGATTTCGTTAACATACATCTTTGCAACACGCTTTGGTGTATCGATTAAACTATCGTCAGTTAGATCCAGTCCAAGTGTTTCCATTATTTCAGAAAAGTGCTTTTCAATGTTATCTTTTTGTAACTGCTCGTTTCCAAAATATTTATTTTTTGTTATAGGAGTTTCAACTCCTTTTTCAATTAGGTAGTCGTTTACTTTTTTACCTAAACTTTTATCTGTTTTCATAGTAATG